ATCAAGAAGCTCGTTTGGTGTACTTAGAGCGCTTGGCGGCTACTACATGCAAAGCGCAGACTCTATTGTTGCTTTGACCGCTGACACCACAATCACTCCCGATGACCACGCTGGTAAATTAATTCTTATTAATAACTCAACGCTGACCATCACCCTCCCAACTATTAACAATGACGCAGAGCCTATAACTGCTGGGCCAGACGAAAACCCTAATAGTTTAAACAACACTGGTATTATGTATGACTTCTTGTTTCTTACAAGTTCTGGTACTAGCACCACTATTCAAGGTAATAGCTCTGCCGATCTAATGATGGGTGGTCTTTTGTCTGTTAAGAACGGACTTACTAATGTGCATTTCCACGAACCTAATGGAAGTAGTAACTACCAGATCATTATGAACGGAACTACTACTGGTGGTGTTGCTGGAACTCGCTTGCAAATTCAAGCGGTTTACACTAACAGATACTATGTGGAAGGCTTCAGTATTGGCACAGGAACTCTAGCGACTCCTTTTGCTGGTTAATGAATAGCGGGGTTCGCCCCGCTTTTTGGAGGAAGAAATGGCAGATGCACTTACAAGCCAAGTAATTGAAGATGGCCCACGAAATGCCGTCTTAAAGTTTACAAATGTTAGCGATGGTACTGGGCAATCCTTAGCGGTTTTAGTTGATGTTGATTCTTTATCTGCTGACCCTCTTACCAAGCAAGTCTGTAACGGTGTTACATTGCAATCAATAACGTATTCTAATGTAGGTATGGGCGTTGAATTATTTTGGGACGCAACTACAAATATTCCTTTGCTGAATCTTTTGCAGGACTGGTCAGATCAATTAGATTTTACGCCGACTGGTATTCCTAACAATGGAGCAGCAGGAAAGACGGGAGATATTTTAATAACTACCACCGGAGCAACGGCTGGAGATACTTATCTTTTGGTCTTAACTTTAACAAAATCTTATGTGAGCGTTTAAGGCTTTAAATCATGGCTAAATTAGAAATATTTCAAAATGGAAACTTTAGCAACGGTGATCCTGTTTATCAGATAGGGTCAAAGAATGCTGATGGCGAATATGACATTTCAGTTTTTGAGCTTATGACTGAGGCGGAAGCTAAGACTAAACTAAAGTCTATGGGTGGCTCTCCTGCAAAGAAGGCTGCTCCTGAAAAGAAAGCTGCGCCTAAAAAAAAAGAAGTAGTTGAGGAAGTAGAAGAAACTTCTAAAGCTGATCTTAATCAGATGACCAAGCTTCAGTTAGAAGAGTTTGCCCGTGAGTTTGGGGTAGAGCTTGATCGAAGAGAGAAGAAAGCTTCATTGGTTAAAGACGCTTATAAGGCTCAGTTTGATGGCTAGAAATTATCGCCGTGAGTATGACTCTTATCACTCAAGCGCAAAGCAAAAGAAGAATCGTGCAGCCCGTAATGCTGCGCGTAATTCTTTACTGGCAGATGGTCGTGTGAACAAGGGAGACCGTAGAGATGTTCATCATCGTGATGGCGATCCTACGAACAACTCTTCTTCTAACTTAGTGGTCACTTCAAGAAAGACAAACAGAAGCAGAAACATGGCGGGAGGCGGTATGGCTGAAGATAAAAACTGGATACAAAAGGCAATTAAGAACCCCGGAAGTCTACGCAAGAAAGCTGGAGTTAAGAAAGGCGAAGACATCAGTAAGTCTGAGTTAAACAAACTTTCTAAATCGCGCAATTCCACTACTCGAAGACAAGCCAACCTAGCTAAGACATTAAGCAAAATGAATACTGGTGGGCAAGTTAGAGGTTCTGGAGCTGCCATTCAGGGTGTTAGACGCGCAAGGAACCGATAGCTATGAAAGGCCAAGAAAAAGTTAATTATGTTATGGGCGAATTTAAAGACGGTAAGCTAAAGTCTAGCTCTGGCAAAAAGGTAACTAACAAAAACCAAGCAATGGCAATCGCGTTAAGCGAAGCTGGGATTAACAAAAAAATGTTCTCAGGCGGCAGGCTAGGTGATGGCAGGGCTGTGCAAGGACACACAAGAGGCAGAATTGTCTAATGGCAACCAGCGGCACGTTTACATTCAATCTTGATTTAGGCGATATTATTGAAGAAGCCTATGAGCGCTGCGGGATAGAGTTACGTTCTGGTTTTGATTACAGGACTGCAAGACGCAGCTTAAACCTTCTTATGCTTGACTGGCAGAACAGAGGCTTAAACCTCTGGACTGTAAAAGGAACAACAGAAACACTGGTCGCTGGCACTGGCTCATATACATTAAACGGGAAGATACTTGATGTAGTAGAAGCCTTTATGCGTACTAACGCTGGCGATGTTAGCAGGCAGTCAGACCTTACGATGCAACGTATTTCTATTGCTCAGTATTCTCACCAGACTAACAAATTACTGCAAGGCAGACCTATTCAATACTGGATAGAACGAGCGCCTACAGGTATCACAGTTAACGTCTGGCCTGTTCCTGATGCTTCCCAGACATGGACATTTGGTTACTATTACATGGAGCGTGTAGAAGATAGCGGCTCTCCAGCTTCTTTGGATATGGATGTGCCTGCTAGATTTTTGCCATGCCTGACAGCGGGACTGGCCTACATGATTGCCAATAAAAGAGCCGAAGCCGCTCCTAAGCTTCAGTTTTTAAAAGAAAACTATGAAGAGCAGTGGACAATGGCGGCTGATTCAGACCGTGAAAAAGCTGCTTTGTATGTTGTTCCCGGCGGGTATCAATACTTATGAGCAGCTACGCAAGCGGTAAACACGCCTTTGGTTTCTGTGACCGTACTGGTTTCCGGTACAAGTTAAGAGACTTGGTTCCTCAAATCGAAGCAGGCAGACCTAACGGGATGCTGGTCGGTAAAGATGTGCTAGATGTAGACAATCCTCAGTGGAAACTAGGCATGATTAATATGTCTGATCCGCAAGCTTTGAGAGACCCGCGACCTGATGGCGGATACCATCAAAGTAGAGAGCTTTATGCATGGAATCCAGTGGGCGGTGGTAACACTGAAATGGGAAGCAGAACTGTTGGTCTTGACATGTCAGGACATGTGGGACGAGTTACGGTGGAAATTACATAATGGCCTTCACTTTTACTACCTTAAAAACTGCGATACAGGATTATCTGGAAACCACAGAGACTACCTTTGTTACTAACTTGCCTACGATTATTACTCAGGCTGAGCAAAGGATTCTAAGAACCTGTCAGATTCCCGATTTGCGTAAAAATGAAACGGGTACTTTAAGCCAAGGCAATGCGTACTTAACAATGCCGACAGGTTTTTTAGCCTCCTATTCTTTGGCTATTGATAATAGCGGTTATGATTACTTAGTATTTAAGGATGTTAACTTTATCCGCGAAGCGTATCCGGTAGAAGCCACAGAAGGTGTGCCCAAGTATTACAGTATCTTTGACGATACCCGTTTTATTATTGGGCCTACCCCTGACCAGAACTATGCTGTAGAGCTTCATTTTATGTATGAGCCAGAGTCCATTACTACCGCTTCCAGCGGAACCAGTTGGCTAGGGTCTAATGCAGAAAATGCGCTGCTTAATGCGTGTCTGGTTGAAGGTTATACCTTCCTTAAAGGTGATGCAGCGCAGATGGATTGGTATAACGCAAAGTATGAAGATGCGGTTTCACGACTCAAGTCTCTGGGTGAAGGCTATGACACTACAGATAACTTCCGCTCTGGAGCAGTCAGGAGCGTAAGGATTTAATGTTTACCGTAGATATTGAAACTGCGGTAGGTACGGTTGGCGTAGAAACCACCAGTCATCGAGGCTTTACTCCTGACGAGTTAGCAGCATCGTGTGCCAATAAAATTATTTCGGTTTCGTTACACGCTGATCCGATAATCAGGCAACAGGCCGAAGCTTTTAAAGCTCACATAGAACACGTTGTACTTCATTACATTAAGCAGGGCGCTTCTAGCGAAAGAACTACTATTTACAATCTATTATTAGATGCCGGAGAAAGTTCTTTGGCAGAAAAGATAAGGAGACTTTAATGGCTTTTTCTGGCAATTATATGTGTACCAGTTTTAAACAAGAGCTTTTGACAGGCACACACAACTTTACAAATTCTACGGGCAATACGTTTAATATAGCGCTGTATACCAACAGCGCTTCCTTTACCGCATCAACTACAGCTTATACGGCTACCAATGAGGTGACAGGTAGCGGCTATACAGCTAAAGGAAATGCGTTAACTAACGTAACGCCCACAACAGGTGGCACTACCGCTTTTACTGATTTTGCTGACTCTACATGGAGTACAGCAACCATC